TTAGTAGGTTAAGAGCTTCTTTTGCCTTTTGATTACTATAACCATAATACTCTTTTATTACTTCAAGGTCTTTAACTTTCTTTTGTGAAAGCCACTTTCCACCAAATCGCTTTTTCTTCCTGATACTATTTATAAAATAGTGGAATTGCATCCTTTTTGGTAAAAAGTGTAGTCCATTCATCTCGTTACTATGCATAATTGTATCATAGAACATAGACAAACATCTGTTAATAATAAATGTGGGATACTTCTTTTCCCACATCACATCATCTGTATCTAGTAATGGCTCTTTAGATTCATTAATAGCTTTTAGGTAGTCTTTCAATTCGTACATGATACACCTACTTAAACTTACAGTTAGCCATAATCTCCGTCAAACACGCAACCATATTAATCTCTTGGTCTGCCACGAAAGCAGACTTGTACTGATAACCAGCAATGATTAATATTGATTGTGGTATAGAAGAAGATTCTAAAGCATTATACATCAACTCGTAAACACTAGTAAACAATGATGATGGTTCTTTATCAAGATTGTTAATAACCCATTTACGCATGTCATTAAATCTTTTTTCTTTTAAGATTTTGACTAGTTCTTTTGTATTTGCTTCTGATAAACTGAATAGAATACCACTATCAATCTTACCTCTTACAGAATATCTTTGAAGTTCATTGATAGTCCGTCTGAAATCAGGATAGTATTTTTGTATTAGTTCAGCCAATACTTTGTTATCATATTCAACGCCTTCACCATCAAGGACTTTACCAAGTCTCTGCAATAATGCCTGTGCTGTTTTTACTTTTTGACCATTCTTAATCGCAAAGTCAATAACGGTACATCTACTATGTAAAGCAGGTAAAATCTTGTTCTTGTAATTACAAGTAAAGATAAATCTACAATTTTTGTAAAATGTTTCAATGAAGTTTCTTAAAGCAGGTTGTACAGATTCGGCATTCATATAGTCTGCCTCGTCAATAATCACCACTTTATGATTTGAATGTTCAGTTAATGATACAGTTGAAGCAAAGTTCTTAATCTTGTTTCGTAATGTATCAATCTGTCGGCCTTCATCTGAACCGTTGATAATGATATAATCTGCACCAAGTTCCTCACACAATGCACGAGCAACAGTGGTCTTACCAGTACCTTGTGTACCAGCTAATAACAGATTAGGTATTTCTTTTTGTTCTAGGAATTTAGCAAATGTATTCTTAGTATCTTCACTTAAAATACACTCACTGATTTTCTTTGGTCGATACTTCTCAACCCATAGGTATTCTGACATAATATAGTTCTCACTTGTTTCATTTTATAAAGTGCCTTGCATGTAATTCAATAACATTACAAGAGCATAACCAAATCCACCTATAACGGCAAAGCCATATAGGTATTTAAAGAATTCTTTAGAATTCACTATCTGGCTCAATAGCAATCCAATACTGAATTGGTTTGTTTCGATTGATAAAGTGTGAGATTTTTTGAGCAGAAATAGCCACATCATAATCATCTCTAATCATTTTAAAGTTCTCAGTTTTAAAATAAGCCGTAAAGGTCTTATCTGTTTCACCGATAACAAATGAATAGTCATTTGATGATGGAGTTTTCTTATCNGTTGCAACTAAACTAATCTCTTTACCATCACCTTTTACTGCAATGTCTGGTAGATTTAGTGTTGTTACACCTTTCATCAACTTCTCAAACACATCTTTCTTCAAAGAAAATGTTACATACTTATCAGGCATGTTAATCATCTTTGTTGGTGCAACCACCACTGACTTATCAGCAAAGAAGTATTTGATAGATTGTTTACTATTACTATCTTTAATAGTTAGGTTTTGTCCACCATTAAATGCTAGGTCTGATTTATCAAACAGGTCAACTGCTCTCAAAAATTCAGGCAAATCATAGATGGCAAATTCGCTTTCAAACTTTTCTGAAATATCTGCCTCAGCAAGAATATTTTTCAATGTAGAAATAGTTTGTAATTTGTTGCCTGGTTTCACCAGAATATTCTGGTTAATATCTGAAAAGTTTTTCAGAATGGCAACTGTATCACTTGTTAAGTTCATTATATAGTTCCTCTCATAATTTAATTGGAGCGGATGGATTGTACTGCCCAATCTTTCCCTGGTTGGAAACCAAGTGTATTACTTTTATACGACATCCGCATTTTTATAATATACACTAAAGGCGTCCTAATGTCAAGCCTAGGACGCCAATAGTGATAATCATTATTTGATATTGATGGTTCTTGCCTTTTTATGGTCAGGAACAATCTTCTCCAAAGATACTTTTAAAAGACCGTCTTTTAATTCAGCACCTTTAACTTCGATATCATCAGCAACTGTAAAGTTTTTAGAGAAGCTTCTCTTAGCAATGCCTTTGTGTAATACGCCCTCATTGTCTTCGACTTCTTTTTCTTCTTTACTCTTTACTGATTCGATTTTTAGGATATTATCCTCGTAACTAATNGTTACATCTTTTTTACTGTAACCTGCTAATGCCACTTCAATATCATATGTNAAAGAACCTGTCTTTACAATGTTATATGGTGGATAATTGTTAGCAGCCATATTCGGTAGATGAGAAGTCATCTGGTCGAAATGGTCAAACATGTCGTCAAACCCTACGGTAAACGGCCTTAGTCCAGTAAAAATTGAATGAATTGCTTTGTGATTGGTCATATAGAACCTCCTTTTGTTAAGCAAAGTTTAATTTTGATACCTCTTATGAGCGTATCATAGTTATTTATATGGGGATTAAATTTCAAATTACAACCCCCATACAAAATTTTTATTAAATATTCTCTAGTTTATCTTCAGGAATAACTTTGAAAATATGTTTTCTAGTAATTAAAGCCTGTTTTCTTTCCAGATTTTTTTTAGACCACCTATTGATACTTTTAATCATTTCATTTACAGGTATCATAACATCTTTATTTTTACCTGAATTAGGAAATATATCATCTTGGTCATTAGTCTCTGACCACTTTTTAATAAAGTCTTCAAAGTTATCTTTGTTTATTTTATCTCCAAAGTAATGTCTAATTGTTGTCAATACTGATAAACCACCTGTTAGTATGGTTGTATCATTTGGCCAACAAGATTTAACTAAAGCAACATTCTCTTTTACTAAATCATAATCAAACTCTTTAATAATAGCCATTAAAGATTGTGGAGAAGNTACTTTTTTNAAAGCCACTCCGTTTTGTTTAACTTGATTCTTAATGTTGAAACCTAAATCAACCAATACTTTCATTGTATTTTCGTATTGAGTTTCACCAGCTTGAGCACCTGAAACTAATCTATCAGTAGCTCCTTGATTTGTTCTTCTATCACTATCTGTATGATGAATGATAGCACCAAATTTTCTTATTTCTTCTAAAGATGTTTCTTTTCCTAAACAAACAACTCTAGCAAATACTGGTGCNCCTAACCCACTTACAATTATAGATTTTGCTGTACAATGATTACCAATAACGGTNACAAATTTATATGTACCATCATTAGCATAGTAAACAACAACGGTTATATTCATAGCTTGCCAGAATAAACCACCTCTTAAATCTAAATGAGTAAAGATATTTGAAAAATTAATAGTATCACCTCTATTGTGAATAATATTAGTAAATATCTTATCGTTAGGAATCCAGGCATAAGTATCAAAACCTCGGCCTTTTCTGATTTTCTCATCAATAGTTTGATAATCTAATCCGTCAGGTCTAATACCTATCTCTGTCCATTTTTGTTTCGTCTTCATTTCTGACGGTGTAAATGGAAATTTTAGTCTTTTGTTAAAATGTTTATCAACTTGTCCATTAATGGAAATCAAATGTTTGCTTTCATCATAAGCATTTAATGATTTTTGTAAGTCAATATTTATTACTGAATTTGGTAACTTATAGTCACCTTTTCGTAGGTCTGATATAAACATATCTAATACTCCTCGTATTATTAATGATTGTTTACTTAAAAAATTCTACTAGAATTTAATAAACAATCGGTTCGCTTGTTAATATATAGGCATTTTTTTGCATACAAGGCTATAAAAAAATGCCAAAAACGAGCCGCAGCTTAAGTTCTTTTGAGTGTTGAACCAGGCGCAAATGCCAAACAAACACATTTAGGTTAACGCTAGCGCCCCTAAATT